TCTGTTGGGCTTGCTATAAGCAAACCAGCCATACCAATAAGGGCGGGGTGCATACCTTGTCCATTCTCCAATTGAGTTTTAAATTGTTGCACTTGTTGTTTGGGAAATACTTTAGACAAGTGCTCAGGGGTTTGTAGAATTTCCAGATAATTTAATCCAGTTTCTTTTTGAACTTGAGCTAGTTGAGCAACTGGCTGTGCAAGTTTAGCCAGTTCGGTAGCAGCATTAGCAGGAGTACGGTATTTACCATCTGCTTGCTTTACCATATTAACGTTAGGATATTGACCAGCATTATAGTACAACCGATCTGTAGGATCTTTTGTTCGTCTGGCGATTTCATCCAACACGCCATTATAAACTAGATCTTGAACTTTCATTGTTCCAATCATACCGGTTTCAAATACCCGATCTTCAGGTCTTGCTCTGGTAAGAACATCGTTATAAACTTGCTCAGTAATTGCATCTACTTCGGATAGAATCACCAGAGCAGTAGGAGAGTCTTTTGCGTTAGGAATAAATTTAACACCCATTCCTCCACCTTGAGCTGATTTAGATTCAAAGACATAAGCTTTTGCACGTTTCTTAGCAGCTGTTAATTCCGAGTGTCCTAGTTTATCTTTGTTCTCTTTATTCATTGCTTGGACACGAGGATCAGTAAATAGTTTCTGACCATACTCGACTAGTTCAATGGTATCCAAATGTTGACCAGCGTCCAGTCGTGCAAACAAATCTTTTTTACGAACTTCAAAAATCCTATCATCAACCGACAAACCATTACGTAAAGCCTTGATGAGAGGAACCTCACCCATTTTGCTAAATTTATCTTGGATCATGGGGAGCAGTTCGTTTGTAATCTGCTCTTCAGTAATAGTAATTTTTCCAGTAATTACGTCTCTAAGGAAATCCTCTGACCAGTTTTGATAAGCAATATCTTTAAGGTAATCAGCATCTTGCTTATCTTTCTTTTGTTTTTCAAAGAATGCGTTTTCAAACGCGGCGATCATTGGACCGTACTGCTTTGTTTCAGAAAGCGGTTGACCCGTAACAGGGTGCTTCTGTGAAGCCCAGCCTTGAATATCTTGGTAAGTGAAAACTCCGTCTCCAATACCATCGACAACATACTTTTGCACCTCACCATAAGCCTTAGCCATGGTGAAAATGCTGTTGTTATCTCCAGCTGAGTAACCGATTTTTTGAACAACATCGGTTAACTTAGCACCGCCTGGGAGACCTTGTAAAGCTACTTGACGCTGCTCAATACCTTCAACTTTATAGACACGCTTGAGTTCATCGTTAAGTACTCCCCTCCGTGATTCTTTGGACGCCTGCATGTAGGAAGCCCAAACATCAGGAGGGAGATCCGATGCACCGATCATTGCTTTACGACCAGCTTCAAAATCAGCTAGCGCAGCTTGCACCTGCTCGGTGGTGTGCATAGTATTTACATTAAAGCTACTTTCACCAAGCTCAATTAATTTACCACTGGCTTTGTATTCGTTCCAGTCGTTTTCGTATGTTTCCTTTTTACCAGCTGCTTTAGCCCAGCCGTCATTGACACGTGCTTGTGCACCCCAGTCAAGTTTAGAGACCTTATTTAAGATGTCAATACGTCCCTGATCTGCGGCACGCTTGAGCATCCCGTTAACATCATCTGTTACGTTCTGGAATGCAGGGTCATCACGCAAAGCCAATTGACGCTCACCGATCATATCATTGATAGTTTCGGTACGCCGGTCATCCCATGCTTTATCAAAAGCTTGGATTTGCTCTTCAATAATTTTACTAAAGGGAGCTAGTTTGTCTAGCAAACTTCTCTCTTGCTCACGACCTTTGATTTCCACTTCAGCAAGTTTATCTCTAAACTCGTTAAATTGAGATTCAATTAATGCCTGAGCTTTGATGCCTTCAACTTTCTCTTGGAAGGGTTGCATCGCCTGCTTGGAGGTGTCAGCAACCCGTTGAAGCCTTAGGTTTGGATCAAATTGTTCTTTTTGGTATGCTACCGTAGTAGGGAATACCTGATTTTTTGCTGCCATAATTTAATTCCTAAAATTCGCCGCCTTCATCATCGTCGGGAACGTAATTACCTTCATCTATATTTGTAAAATCCTTTGTATCTCCACCGCCTCCTCCTGGATACTGCAGTAAACCAGCTCCACCAGCGGCGCCGATGCCTGCCTTAAGCAGTCCTGGAGCCAGGTCACCAAAGGATACACCACGGCTCTTATAAGCATCGGGTACCTTATACTTCGGCATTGCCGGCATGGTTGGGTAGGCTCTGAGGGTTGGCTTCCTCTTGACTTGTTGATACATGGCGTCGCGTTGTGCATTGCCTTGCATCTCCATCTTTTCAATGTTACGTATGATGCCATTAACTGCACCTGCAGCAGCGCCTTGACGCCTCCTGCCGGCTTTCAGATAGCCTCCTACGTAGTTCTTTAGTTCTGATAATTTAGATACCGCTGTGCCCATACCACTCGCTGCTAGCGAGCCGGAGTTTTGAACATACGTTGTCATGAGGTCTAGGTTGTCCTCCATAAACGATGCTACTTCTCCGCTCGCTGATGCTTGTGCCATCTCATAAGCATATGCTTCCTCCTTCTGGAGGAGAGCTATGTTCATGTTATAGGTATCAACGCGATTGTTATGACCAGCAACTAGAGCTTGGTTGTAAGCATCTGTTGCATTATAGGAATCTTTGTACTGTCTCTGCAGTTGAGAGACTCGTGATTGATACTGCTGCGAGTACAACTCTCGTGCAGCTTTTCGCTNTCTATTGGCTNCGCTATTACCCATGAACGTTTTTAAAACGCTCGGGGCTGCTTTAAGAGCAAACTTGCCGCCAAAGACAGCCATTGTTGTAAGAAATGCCATTAACTTCTCCGATAATAATTTGTACCATAGCGACCTTCCCAGTTGATAGATTCAATAGTAGCTGGAAACGCTGTGTTACTTTCAATAGTAATGGTCGTGTTATGGTTACGTTGATATACCGGAACGTGGTGTACGGCAGTCTCCGTCATATTAACACTGTTAAGGTTGTACTGTCCCGCCGGGGTAACAGTAGTCGTTGTTGTCCGTACTGGTACACCAATGATATTGACTTTATAATCAATAGGTCCAGTCAAACCAGTTTTAACTTTAAGTTTATGAATAATTAGTTCTGCTTCTACATCAGCATTAACTTGCTGTTGATCTGCTCGTTTAACGTAGATACGAGGAAGCTCAACTTCCATGTTATATTTGTATCCAATAAATACATCTGACCCACGCCAGTCACCGTTTACTTCAATGTAACGACCATGTGTTGCATCGTTACCTTCAGTCATAGTCACTGAGTCTTCATCAAACACCTGTGATCTATTGCTGTACATAACGACAACAAGTTTTTTGTTGTTAAGTTTACGTGTCGGTAGGTAGATACGTGTTTTATTTTCAAAGATGTTTACACCAGATCCGTTGTCTACGATACCACGATAAATCATAAACGGTTTGTCATCGTATACGTCTAGTACAAGGTCCGTCTTCTTACCACTTTCAAGTGTAAGAATACCATCTGTAGAACTTTGAGCAACGTCAAAGGATACTACAACAGTCTCATTATCAGCACTGTCAAGTTGAACTACAGCGTTGTATTCGTTACCATCAAAGAATTGATGCTTGAGTGTACCAGGCAGTTCCCATTTGTACCAAGCTCTACCAATCTCTTGGTTACCAAATCGAAGGAAGTTGAAGTGGTACAAGGTAGTTTGACCTAGTGTTCCTAGAGATACCAAACCAAGGTCAGGTGATCCAACAAAGGAGTTGACCGTAGTAGGTACCAGTTCTGGAACTGTCCGTGTCTGTTCAATGTGATCAGGTGGTTCAATAGCATTCACCTTGAGCAGCTCGTGCATCTTAGTAGCACTAGCAGTNTTAGACANNAATGCAGTAGTAGATCCAAGAGTTACAGCAGANTTATCCATATCGGATTCAAAGCCTGCAACTTTGTTAATCTTAGCAGTAGTAGGGGAGAGNATGTCAGAGTCAGTTGCTAGCAGGTACTGACCGGTTTTACCGTACAACAGCAAACCAGCAGTTTCTTTACTTACATAATTCAAACTAGGTGACTCGCTATCTGACACAGAGATGTCAATAGGATCGTCATCGGCAGCAGCAACAGCAGACTTGGTAAAGAAATTAAAGAACTCACCAGCTCTACTCATGCTGACATAATCTTCAGTCAAGAAACCGAAACGGTTACGGTAGACAAAGATGTCTTTAATGTATTTATTTACACCACCATCTACAGTGATAAAATTAGGAGTAGGGTTAGTAATTTCATCACCAACCAAACGATTCTCCCAGTTTGTCCAAGGACCAAAGGAGAAGCTACCATCTGTGTTCAAAGTCAATGCGTGTGGCATTGTGTTACTGTCAATGATATTTGGAATACCAAAACCTGTACTTTCTACCCAAACACCTTGACTAAAATCAGTACCGTCTTCGGTTTCAAACCGTAGGTACATGTCATCGACATTAGCATCCAGACTGTTTACCACTTTAACTCTGTATCCATTCCTAGCTTGCAGAGGCAGTTCAGAAACTTGGTTCAGTTCGTGCCGGATAAGAGCAGCAGCAGTGTCACTTGGTCCTTGAATAGTTATTTCAAATTGACCATTATTTTCCAACCGTGCATTAACACCGGTAACAGTTACAGTAATAGCTGCTCCTCCTCCGTTACCTAGCAAGTTGTCAGCAATGCTAATAGTTTCGCTGTTTGCAAAACCCATACCTCCATTTAACAAAGTAATAGTAGGGGTACCGTTTGCTGCAACAACTACTCTAAACTCACCGTACTCACCGTTACCGGAACCAGACAGCCCGGTTACAATGTAAGTACCAGCAGTACGAGAGCCGTCAGCAGCACCGTTATGGGTAAAAGTGTTGATGCCATTTCTAGATGCAAGGTAGATGCCGTTACCAGATTGTTCAAACTCAAAGTGGTTAGCCCAATCGCTGTAGTCACTGTTAAACGAAGTGTTAAACAAAGTGCGTAGCTCTTCAACAGTGTTATTAGTAGAGCTGTGAGTAGCTGTGCCGACAATCGTACCGTCACCGTCGAAGTTGTTATCAAGAGTTCGGTCGTAGTTGGCTTCATGAGGTTGACGACCAGCTGCGTCACTACTCAATTTATTGATAGTAACAACAAAATCTCCGTCACTTAGAACTTTAAAGAAAAGAAAGCTTTCGTTAAAACGTACTTCTTCAGTTCTATCTGTCGTATAACGTACAGCTTTCTTAGGGTTAAGAACAAAGGTAGTGTCTTGGAAAGTAAAAAGTTTCAGTTCAGAAAGGTCTACCTTAGCACCAGCTACACTGCTTGTGTCATCCCTGAAGTAATTATCAGTTCCATTAATTGGTTGGATTGAAGTATCAAACGTTGGGTAGTTGTTATTTGTATCAGTAACTTCTGTGTTATATGTAGTTACATCTGTGTCGTAAGCATCCTCAGCATTGTCGTATGCGGTAGTTGGTGCACCGCCCAGGTCTGTTTCGTCTTCGTCAGTTGCTTTTGCAATTTGAAAAATCTCATACAATTTATAATCTTTAGGATACGAATCCATCAAGATCGGATACTCTGAAGTTTTTTCTGTACCCTTTTTGTATGCAGTAGCTGCATCACTACCTTCACGAAACTCACCAGTTTTAAAGACAACAGCTCCAACTTCAGTGTTAGAGGTATAGATAGTGCCAGTCATGGCATTACCGTTACGAATATATTCTTCGTTACCGTTTTCGTCTACAAGAACACCAGCTTTAATAAATTGATTAACATCACCCTGCTGGTAAGTTGTTTCAATTTCAAAGAGGTTCGTAGGTTGGTCAATAGTTTTAAGATACTCTGTATAGTAAGTACCTGCTGCTGTTTGAAATGTAGATAGCTCGTTAATTTTATTAGTTAACGCAGTAGCTTCATTGTCAATGTGAGTTTGATAGGTAGCCCATGAACCGCTACTGATGTAGCTGTTTTGCATGTAGTTATCTAGGTTAACAGCCCGCGGGATGCCGCTGTTTTTAAACCACATGTTAATACTCAACCAGTGCTTGTTATTTGTAAGAGTAAATACAAAATTCGAACCACCACCTCCACCTAGATCAGCGTCAGCAGCTGATAAAGTATCGCCAGTTGTATAACTAGAACCATCATTAACAATAGTAACTGCGGTAACAGCATTGCCTGAAACAGTAATATTAGCTGTAGCTCCGGTGCCAGTACCACCTGTTAAAGAAACATCATTGTAGGTTCCGTTAGTGTATCCACTACCTCCTGTAATAGTACCAATGAGTCCATAGTCAAAATCATTGATTTGTCCAACGTATGGTGTACCATCAACATTAATATTAAACCACTTCTCTGTGGCCCCGTAGTGCCTCGTGACGGCGGTTTGTCCAGCCGGTACGGCCAGACTACCACTCGGGGTAGCGGCACGCCTTAGAGGCGCTTCTAGCTTAGCCCCAGGGCGCTTCATCAGACCCAGAGCATACTCGGGGAATGCGTTAACCATGTTACGCACTTCGCCGGGAAATTTTTTAACATCTGGTTGCTGGCTAATACCACGCAACAAGTTCGGTATTTTCTGGGTTACTGTTGTCATCGTGCAAGTGCTTTAAATGGTTGATAGCTGTGGTAATAGTTACTACCATCTTTCCAGCCAAAGACAGAGTAATCTCCTTGACGGGTTTCGTACTCCATCAATGCAATTTTAGTTTGCTCTTCATCAATGCTTAGAATTTGTACAAGGTCGCTATTACCAACAAGTTTAGTTGCTACCTTACGTGCAGCTTTAGCGATGATGTGTGCTTGAACAGCATAGGGTAGATCGTTGAATTGCCTGTAGTAAACTACGTCACAATAAATATTTTCTTGATCAAACTCATACTCTGTACGAGTGTCGTATAGATGGTGGTACTTATCATACAACCTACCATCTTTAATGATTACGTCGTAGTCGTCACCGTGATGTCTAAAACTGGTATCAATTTGTAGAACATCATCAGGAACGTCAATCTGTTTATTAGCTTTACGTGTAAATTTAACTTCGTTTTCTGTGTTAAAGTTCCAACCCTCAGATTGTACCTCTCGGCTTACATTACGAAGTGTTTGTAGTGTCGTATAAACCTCGGGGTTTTGAAGGTCAAGTGTGGTGACAGGGGCCTGTCCCACGGCACTGAGTATTTGATTTACTGCATCCAGTTCTGTGGACACTGCTTTATTAGGATTAGGCATGTCGTGTAGATATAAAAAAAGGGAGACCCCAAATGGAGCCTCCCGATAATTGAGAAAAACGAATTGTTAAAAGATCACTCGATGTCGAAGACAACACCAGCGGTCTCAGTACCAACGGTGGTAGCATCCAGCTCGTTATCAGCAGCGTCAGACTTACCACCTGCGTGAATGGTGATAGCACCAGCAGGGTTCAGAGAAGACGCACCAATAGCCAAACGCGACACGATCAAATCACCTTGGTACATCACATTGATGTCTCCGCCAGTGGTTTGAACTTGAGGACCGATAGCTTCAACAACACCCACGGAGTCACGGTGCATAATCAGACCTTGCAGGTTCTGGTTAGCAGCGTAGGAGTAGTCGTTGTTTTCACCGTCAACGTGAGCGGTAGCGGTGTTAGAAGTCGGCAGGTTGTTGGACTTCAGGATCTTGATGCCAGCAATGCTGTACAGACCAGAGCCACGCTGCAAAGCGTCACCTTGAACGTCACGGTTAATGACGTTGGTGCTAACGGTCTCGATCAGATCATAGTAGCTTGCAGGCGGGAGAACGGCCACACGTCCATCAGCAGGAATATTGCACTCGTCAAAGCGAGTAGCAGCCTGGAAGAACGCTTCAACCATCTTGGCAGCGTGACCATCGGTACCACGGCCATTGCCGGAACCGATCTCAATACGAGCACCAGCGAATTGACCATCAGCAGCGATCACTTGAGCTTCTTGTGCAGCACGGCAGGCGGCAATGAAGACTTTTTGATCGTATGCGTTGGCGAGGCTGTAGCCCAATTTGCGTGCAATTTCTCCACGCAGATCATAATGAGAAAGAGTCTCATCAAGATCATAAACGAAAGTCGAAG